ATACAAACAAGACCTGATTCAAATACTCCTTGGGATAAAGAAATTCCATTAAATTTTGGAGACATTGGTGTAGATGTTGGTGGTTTTACATCAAATATTTTATATGAGTCAACAGCAAGCCCTAAAGCAATTGTTGGAACTGTTACTGCAAGTGATAGTCTTTATGGAGATTACACTCCATGGACTGGTCTTGCTCCAGTACCTACAGGACCATGGCAGGGTTATGATGGTCTTGGAAAAGGTTGGTACTATCTTGTAACTAATTATCCATACGAAGCAGAAAGATCAATGGCAATTAATCCAGTTATTACAAACTCTGGAAATACAAGAGAAATAGATGTTGAACTTTATGTTCTTGTTCGTTCTGATGCTTCAACTGCCGATAGAATGAATATTACAAATTTTAGAGCACAATTTGATTGTAGAAAAAATTGGAATCCAAATCCAGTTGAATACTATGAAATGGGTAAAACATATGAAAAGATTAAGTTTTATATAAGTGATAATACTACTACTGATGTGTCTACAATTAAAAATGATACTACAAGTTGGATTGAAGTTGGATATATACAAGTAGCAAATGTTTCACAGGTTGAATCTAATAACAATTATTTATTTAGATCAATGACAAAAACAGTAAGTATGCCTGTTTTTAAAACCTAAGTTTCTGGACTGCCTCCAGGAAAAGCAGAACCCCTCCCACACAATGTCTGATAACTAAATGGGAGGGGTTTTGTGTATAATTATTCTGTTGGTTCTTCTACAACAATTACCTCAGCCTGTGATTCAGGCTCAGAGACAACCGCTTTCTTTTCTGATTTAATCTTAGGACGCTTAGTTGCATAGTCCCAATCTTTTACAGGGATTAACTTACCTTCATAATAAACATTCTTAGCCATGATTCTCCTTTTGAGCCAAGAGCAGATAGATCGCATCTACCCTCTCTTCAACCCTAGTTAGTCTTGCCGTATTTATGTCAACCTTATCTTTGATGCTTCCGCCACCATTGGGCTTGAGTTCATTTAAGAACTTGGTGATTATCCATTTGTTGAAGCCATAAAAGGCTGTCAAAACTGAGACGGTACCAGTAAAAACGGCAGCAACCAATTCAGGCGTAATAGTCATAATACATATATCATACAATAGTAGTAGATTCACCTTGGAGGAAATCAATGGAAACCCTTAATTTACAACCACCAATGATGGAATGGCGTGTATATCGCAATGATAATGCTGTCATGACACTTGTATTGGTAGACAGCCAAGAGGCTGCACTAGATTTGACAGGCTGGGAATTTACTGGTCTAGTAAAAGAATACCCAAAGGATGAGACAGAGTTATCTGAACTCTCAGTAATTAAGAACGACAATGTTCTAACTGTTGGACTAGATACATCAAACCTAACAAACATTTCCTATTTTGATATCCAAGGTTCATATAATGATGGGGCTAAACTTTCCACTGTAATCAGAGGACAAATATTTGTTGAAGAGGATGTAACACGATGACTATTGAAACATTATCAACTGGAACAGTAAAAGTAGTTTCTGCTGACGAAATTAGAGTTTTTGCTGCAGGCTTAGAGATTGCAACAGGTCCACAAGGACCACAAGGTATTCAAGGCGCAACAGGTCCAGCAGGTCCAACAGGTGCTACAGGTCCAACAGGGGCAACTGGTCCTAAAGGCGATAAGGGCGACACAGGATCAACTGGACCACAAGGTCCTACTGGCGCAACAGGCGCACAGGGTATTCAAGGTATTAAAGGTGACACTGGAGAGCAAGGTATTCAGGGAATCCAAGGTATTCAAGGAACTAAGGGAGACACTGGTGATCAGGGTCCTCAAGGAATCCAGGGTATTCAAGGAGAGCAAGGAATCCAAGGTGAAAAAGGCGACAAAGGTGATACAGGAGATGCTGGTATAGATGGAGATCACTACCACACAACATCTTCTGAAACAAACTCAATTCCTGCAAAGAATACATCAATATCTGTAACACTTAATGATCTTAATGTTGATTATTCAATTGGACAAACAGCAGTAGTTGCACACGATGGAACACATTATTTTATTGGAACAGTAACTGGTTTTAATTCAACAACTGGTGAACTTGATTTGCTAGTAACTGAATCAGTTGGTTCTGGTTCATATTCATCATGGACAGTAAACCTTTCAGGTGCCGTTGGTATTCAAGGTGAGACTGGTCCAGCAGGCCCTACAGGTCCACAAGGTGAGCAAGGCATTCAAGGTATTCAAGGAATTCAAGGCGAACAAGGAATCCAAGGACCAGAAGGACCAAAGGGAGATACTGGAGACACAGGTGCTCAAGGTATTCAAGGTATCCAAGGAGATACTGGCCCTCAAGGACCTCAAGGTGATACTGGACCTCAAGGACCGCAAGGTGTGCAGGGTACAGCAGGAAAAGACTACAGAATTAATATTACTGGTCAATCACGCAACCTTGGTAACATTCCTTCTGAAGGCGATCAAATAAACTTTGTAATTAGTGAGTCTATTTTAAATGCAAAGGCTTGGTCACTTGGACAACCTGTATTTGTTACTGCTGATGCTGATGTAAATACTTGGGTTTATGGTATTTTAAGTTTTTATGGACAATTAAGCGGAACATATTACTTTGTTGTTGATGTTCTTGATCAATCAAACAACAACACATATTCTGATTGGACAATTCAACTTGCAGGTCTTACAGGACCTCAAGGTGCTACAGGAGCAACTGGAGCCACAGGTGCTGCGGGTACTCAAAATGTATTTATCCAATCAACTGCACCAACATCTCCACAAACTGGATGGATATGGATAGTTATCTAATATGGCATTCATAACAGATCAATTAACAATCAAACTTGACGCAGGCAATTCCAGTTCCTATCCAGGTTCTGGAACTACTTGGACTGATTTAAGTGGTCTTAATCGTAATGCAACATTAATTAATGGTGCAAGTTATTCTCCAATCAAAGGTGGAGTAATTAATTTTGACGGTACAAATGATTATGCATCAGTTCCATACAATATAGATTTTAGATTTAGTGCTACAGATTTTAAAACTGTTCAATACTGGGTTAAGTTTAATGCATTGGAATCAAAATTCTTTGGTGCTGCTTTTACTGGCGCTGCTGGCTTTGATGGTTGGGGTATAGGAACAAGTCCTACAGGTCAAATTAGATTTTTAACAAACACTACTATTGAAAAATATACTGACACACCAACAAGCACAGTTACAACTGGAACATGGTATTTTGTAACAGCAGTATTTAAGATTAGCAATGTTATTGGTGATATTAAACTTTATGTAAATGATACAAATGTTGTTTCAAACGGTAGACATGGAAATAGCACAGGTATTGTAGGAACTCCAGCATTACAACTTGGAACATTGCTTGGTGGAGTTGCAGGACAAGATAACTACTTTAATGGTGCTATTGGTGAATTTTACATGTACAACAAAGCACTTACTGCTCAAGAAATATCAGATAACTACAATGCTACAAAAGATAGATATTTATCAAGAACTGTAAAATATTATGACGGTTCAAACTGGCAAAATTCTACAGGCCAAAAGGTCTGGAATGGATCTGCCTGGATTGACTGGGATTCCAAGTACTGGGATGGCTCATCCTGGGTAACCGTTTAAAGCCTCCTAGGGCCGTTTTAAGACAGTTTCAAAGCAATCTGGTATACTTGTAAGGTATATCCGACATATACACCTCTGGGGCCTTATACGCTTTTTCTGAAAGCACCCATTCACTGTATGAGGCCCCTTTCCTTTTTCATTTGACACCCACTTAAACTCTGGTATACTTGTAATAGGTTGTGGGGGCTTTCACTAGAAGATATTCTTTTGGTAAATCTCTCTTTCTCTCCATAAAATGTTATGGGGGGAAAGGGGGGCTTGCCTAAAAGATGGTATTAACAGATAAAAGATATAGATATTATATATAAGAAACAACACAACTTGTTTATGGTATACTAAGTACATGGAAACTAAAACATGTAAGAAATGCCAGGAATCAAAGCCACTGGATCAATTTCATAAGACTACTCTAAAGCATCAAGATGACTATATAGATTATTACTGTAAATACTGTAGAACTGGGGCAAATGTCAAGTCCCAAAGAAATAACAAAAAGAGATGTTCTCTTGATGACTGTAATAGACCACATTATGCTAAGTCTTGGTGCCGTATGCATTACACAAGAATGAGCAGACATAATACTCTAGAAGCCAAGATTGGCATTGTCGCTGATGACGATGTAACCTATCACTATAAAGGCAAAAAGGTTGTCTATATCAGAGCAGCCTACTTAAGAAGAAAATACAAGATGACCCTTCAGGAGTTTCTAGAAAGGGCAGCCAATGGGTGCGAAATTTGCGGGGATAAGCCAGAAAGAACCCTTCATGTTGATCATGACCATAAGTGCTGTAATGTCCTTAATACATGTGGTGAATGTGTAAGAGGTATTATTTGTAACAAATGTAATCAGGCTGTTGATAAGTATGAAGCAGGTTTGATGAGACCAGATTATCCTATTGTGGATAAGATCAAGGAATATGTGGATAAGTATGCCAAAGGGTAGCAAAGGTCGTCCAAGAGTAGTCAATACCAATGGTATTACTCGTACATTCTATTACACGCCAAAGGTTGAGACAGCAATCAAGGCTGAGAATAATAAGAGGGTTGAGCGTTTGACTAATGAATATAAGAAACTATATGAATTAGCATTTGGCAGGGTAATTAACCAGTATGAGATGAAATACATCAACAAAGCAATAAGCCTAGTACGAGGAACCATACTCTGATATACTTAGGTAATGACCAATACACCATTCTATTACCTGACTAGGCATAGGATTACCCAAAGACCTAGACCATGTAGAAGGTGTGGACAGAATGCTTATTACTATCATGATGACTGGGACTATGTGTGTGCAGCACATCTTCTTGACCTAGTAAATATAGGTGGTTTGGCATTTGACTGGGAGGATTATCCAGAAGTATGGCAAAGGACAGAGAGACTACTCCAGAGAAAGCCACTATCGTCTACTATTGCGAAGACCATGGAATTACCTACAGAGATGAGTGCTGCGGATCAAGAAAACCTATTGGATGGTTTGAACGAGGAGATGTGGGATGACTAACCCATACGGCTCCACGGAATATAGGAAGAATCGCAAGGCAGTCCTAGAGGCTAGTAATAACACATGCCACTACTGTAATGGTCCTGCTAATACGGCTGATCACATTATCCCTGTGTCAAAAGGCGGGGGACATGGAATAGAGAACCTATTACCAGCATGTACCAAATGTAACAGTAGTAGACAAGATAAGACCTTAGTACGCATGAGGTATTGGAATAGGAAATACACATGATGAGAGGCAATGAGGATACAGGCTTATCATGGTTTGGCATATCATTCATACAAGGGTTTGCTAAGGTAAAGGCTAAGGTTATGGAAGGTAAAGGTTTATGAATACTTATAGTACGGGGCCTTTAACGCCAAACCGATTAATCAATTTATCGACAAATAGACAAACCCTATATCCCACATATACGGCATATCACAGATATAAAGGTTTGTCAAGCCCCCAAAAAAGCAGGGGACTTAGAGTATCCCTGAATACCATATATACAAACCATAAGATATCCCTGATATGGGCATATAAAGGTTTGAAAGGTTTGAAGGTTTGAATATGCCAAAATAATTTGATAAATCGTGTGCAACTACTGCTGTTTGTCCAATTGAATAATCAACATTTAAATCATTAAGCACAAATGATACTGAAGTATTCTTTGCAGGAATTGTATTTGTTTCAGAAGATGTTGTGTGATAGTGATCTCCATCTACACCAGCATCTCCTGTATCACCTTTGTCGCCTTTTTCACCTTGGATACCTTGTTCTCCTTGAATACCCTGGATTCCTTGAGGACCCTGATCACCAGTGTCTCCCTTAGTTCCTTGAATACCTTGGATTCCCTGAATACCTTGTTCTCCAGTGTCACCTTTAATACCTTGAATACCCTGTGCGCCTGTTGCGCCAGTAGGACCTTGTGGTCCAGTTGATCCTGTGTCGCCCTTATCGCCTTTAGGACCAGTTGCCCCTGTTGGACCTGCAGGACCTGTTGCTCCTTGTGGACCTGTTGGTCCCTGAATACCTTGTGGTCCTTGTGGACCAGTTGCAATCTCTAAACCTGCAGCAAAAACTCTAATTTCGTCAGCAGAAACTACCTTTACTGTTCCAGTTGATAATGTTTCAATAGTCATCGTGTTACATCCTCTTCAACAAATATTTGTCCTCTGATTACAGTGGAAAGTTTAGCCCCATCATTATATGAACCTTGGATATCAAAATAGGAAATGTTTGTTAGGTTTGTTGTATCTAGTCCAACAGTTAGAACATTGTCGTTCTTAATTACTGAGAGTTCAGATAACTCTGTCTCATCTTTTGGGTATTCTTTTACTAGACCAGTAAATTCCCAGCCTGTCAAATCTAGTGCAGCCTCTTGGCTGTCTACCAATACAAGTGTCATGACAGCATTATCATTGCGATATACACGCCATTCCATCATTGGTGGTTGTAAATTAAGGGTTTCCATTGATTTCCTCCAAGGTGAATCTACTACTATTGTATGATATATGTATTATGACTATTACGCCTGAATTGGTTGCTGCCGTTTTTACTGGTACCGTCTCAGTTTTGACAGCCTTTTATGGCTTCAACAAATGGATAATCACCAAGTTCTTAAATGAACTCAAGCCCAATGGTGGCGGAAGCATCAAAGATAAGGTTGACATAAATACGGCAAGACTAACTAGGGTTGAAGAGAGGGTAGATGCGATCTATCTGCTCTTGGCTCAAAAGGAGAATCATGGCTAAGAATGTTTATTATGAAGGTAAGTTAATCCCTGTAAAAGATTGGGACTATGCAACTAAGCGTCCTAAGATTAAATCAGAAAAGAAAGCGGTTGTCTCTGAGCCTGAATCACAGGCTGAGGTAATTGTTGTAGAAGAACCAACAGAATAATTATACACAAAACCCCTCCCATTTAGTTATCAGACATTGTGTGGGAGGGGTTCTGCTTTTCCTGGAGGCAGTCCAGAAACTTAGGTTTTAAAAACAGGCATACTTACTGTTTTTGTCATTGATCTAAATAAATAATTGTTATTAGATTCAACCTGTGAAACATTTGCTACTTGTATATATCCAACTTCAATCCAACTTGTAGTATCATTTTTAATTGTAGACACATCAGTAGTAGTATTATCACTTATATAAAACTTAATCTTTTCATATGTTTTACCCATTTCATAGTATTCAACTGGATTTGGATTCCAATTTTTTCTACAATCAAATTGTGCTCTAAAATTTGTAATATTCATTCTATCGGCAGTTGAAGCATCAGAACGAACAAGAACATAAAGTTCAACATCTATTTCTCTTGTATTTCCAGAGTTTGTAATAACTGGATTAATTGCCATTGATCTTTCTGCTTCGTATGGATAATTAGTTACAAGATAGTACCAACCTTTTCCAAGACCATCATAACCCTGCCATGGTCCTGTAGGTACTGGAGCAAGACCAGTCCATGGAGTGTAATCTCCATAAAGACTATCACTTGCAGTAACAGTTCCAACAATTGCTTTAGGGCTTGCTGTTGACTCATATAAAATATTTGATGTAAAACCACCAACATCTACACCAATGTCTCCAAAATTTAATGGAATTTCTTTATCCCAAGGAGTATTTGAATCAGGTCTTGTTTGTAT